CTTCTACTTAAGAATGATAACTTGGGTTATGAACTTCTTGACTACAATCCATTTGAAACTAATGCTAGTGCAAACACTAACGCTACCTCAAAACTATTCAAGAATAACAATGCTATCGTTAAGGTTTCACACAGAGACCATGGATTTGAGACATCTGGTAAGTCGTATGTCTTCTACAGAACTGCACAAGAGACAGGCGGTGTTACCTCTGACATCTTGAACAGCAACCTGTTTAAGATTTCAAACAGTGGTATTGACACATACAACATCACTTCTACTGCAAACGCTTCTAGTAATGCATTTGGTGGTGGAACGAATGTCTATGCATCACATAATAGAAAGTTTGAAACTCTATATCCTCAAGTCAACTACCTTTCATTCACTGGAACAAAACTTGAAAATTATGTCAAGACTACTAATGTAGTTCCTGTTGATTCGGCAACAACAAATTATACTTCATATTCTCAGACAGACTACGAAAGAACTTTCTTGAATGAACCACAATACTTTACCAATCAAAAGTTAATCGCGTCCGAGATTAATGAGACCCTCAATAGTTTAAATCAGTCATTAACATATAAAATGGTGATGACTTCTACAGTCTCACATCTATCACCACTGATTGATTTATCTTCAGCATCTGTTAAGACATCTACTTCCAGAGTTGAAAACGCAAGCGGTCAGGAAGATAGATTTGGTAGAAGAGATCAAATTATCAAGTTCTACCCAGTTTATCAATTCCAACTTGCAGGAAACGGTGGAACTGAAATCCAAGCAGGTCAAACTATCAAGGGAGTAACTACAAAAGCATCTGGAACTATTGCTAGAGTAAATGGTTCTGTTGTTTATGTAAGAGTTAAGACAGCACAGTTCTTCCAGATCGGAGAAACTGTTTCACTTGGTAATCAAGCATCACTCACTAGTGTTACCGTAGATTCAAATCCTGTTGAACTATTCTTTGATATTGCTGATGGTGCAACTATTGTTGCTCGTAACCCATCAGTAATTCTTGAGACATATGACAATAAGATTACTGGTAAAGCAGTTCTTTGGAATAACAAAACACAAGAGTTAATCCTAAGAACCGACACTCAACCAATTAATAATGACTTCACTGGAAGAATTATTGATAATGTAGCATTTGCGAGAAATGCTCAGACTTCTGAGCAAGTTTCTGACATCTTCCGTGTTGGAGATTATGTCAAGTATGCGTCTCAGGATGATGTCGAAGCATCTTATCTGGAAGTCGGAAGCATTACATATTCCAACGGTATTGATTTTGTTTCCGAAGATTCTTCTAAGAATAGTTCCGCAGTTGCTAAGTATGTAACTAAGGAGGTTGCAATTGGCAATCCTGGAACATCCATTGATGTAAGACTTACCGCTAACATCAAGGATATCTCAAACATCAGAGTTCTCTACAGATTTAAGAAGGCATCCAGTCAAGAAAACTTCGAAGATATTGATTGGGAATACTTCAACACTGATGGAGGTCCTGACAATTTAGAGATTGCATCCAGTGAGAACAGCATTTCTGGAACTGTTGAGAAGCAATCTTCATATCAAGAACTGAAGTATAGCGTTGCAGATCTCCCCGAGTTCTCTTCTTTTGCTGTCAAGATTGTGATGAAGACTGTTGACCCAGCATTCGCTCCTAAGGTTCAAGATATCAGAGCAGTAGCATCGTTCTAATTTCCGCGTATGTCTTATATCAAAGTTGAAGGGCATGATGGTCTTGTTAGAGACGAGACCACAGGTGCCATCTTGAATTACAACGATTCTGCTATTGAAGCTCGCCGTAAAATGAAACGCTTGAATTCCGCGTTAGATGACATAAATATGTTGAAGGATGAAGTATCTGAGATCAAAACCTTACTGCGAGAGTTAATCAAAAATGCCAGCAATTAATGTAGCAAGAACCGATACCTTTGAGCAGCAAAGGGTCAAAATCAATCAAATCAGTGACACATTGTTCAGTGTTACTTCTGGTGGAAGCGATCTCTCAACAGGAAATTTGAGACTTGGTGATGGAACAAGAATTGCTCCATCTTTAGCATTTTCTAGTGACACTTCGCTTGGAGTTTACAAACCTGCATCGGGAACATTTGGATATGTTTCCTCAGGAGCAAAGTTAATTGATTTCAGTTTAATTTCTGTTACCAGTTATAAAGACTTAATTATTCAGAGAAATGTTTTAACAGATTCTGGAACATCCATTATTGCCAATGGAACAAATTATGATGCAGGAACATTTTCTGGAGTTCCTCTTTTGGGAGGAACTGGAACAGGAGGAACAGCAGACTTCCAAGTTATTGCACACAATGGTGTATACAACTTAGGGGTAAATTATACTCCAGGAAGTTATTCAGATATTCCTCTAGATGGTGGTAATGGGTCAAATGCGTCTATTGCTTTTGAAGTAGAAGATTTAGAAGGATCAATTCTATCTGCAGGAAGTGCATATATTCCAGGAATTTATGGATCGGTTCCTCTCACTGGAGGAAGCGGTACAAATGCTACTGCAGATATTACTATTGATGGTGACACAGTTACAGGAATTTCTGTCACTAATCCAGGAAGTGGATATACAGGAGGAGTATATTCATCAACTAGTCTTTTAAATACACCAACAGCAACATATGTTGTAACTGTGGTTTCAAATCCAGGAACCCCACCTCCAGACAACATCTATCAATTAAATGGATCAAATCAACCAACGATCAGTTTAATCAAAGGAAATACTTATAGATTTGACATTTCAGATGCTTCTACTTCTGGGCACCCAATTGAATTTTATGACAGTCAAGGATTAATTTTATCAGCTCCAGAATTTCAAATTACAAGATACGGAACGGAAGGTTTAGCAGGATCTTTTGTCGAGATTGTTGTAGCAGCAAATGTTGCCAATCAAACTATTGAGTATGATTGCTCAATTCATGATGGAATGGGTGGATCTGCAAATATTACAACTGGTCCTGCTGGAGTTTCTGGTTTTGGATTATTAGCAGACATTGAAATTGATGTTTCATCTCAGCAAGTAACAGTAGTCACAGTAACTACTTCTGGAACTAATTACAAAGTTGGCGATACATTTGAGGTAGATCCAAACAATATTGGTGGAACTGGTAGCGGTGCTGCATTTACTCTATCCTCTATTAGCTACACTGGAGTAGTAACTGGATGCACACCAACATTTGCTGGTCAAGATTACGTCAATGGAGACATTCTCGGTATAAATGATGCAGATGTTGGTGGTGGAGGTGGATCTGGATTCCAGTTTAGTGTTTCATCAAATCCAGGTAGAATAGATAATCTTACATGGATTGATAGAGGAACAAACTATCAAGTTGGAGATGTATTAACACTTCCAACAGCTGCATCTAACGTATCAGCATCTTTGAATGGCACTGTTAGTGATTTATCTACTACTTTAAGCACAGGAAGTAATCAAATTACTCTAACAAGCACTGCTGGCATTTTAGCAGGAATGAGAGTAACACAAGATCTTGCTGACCCTGGTCAACTTGCTTCAGGAACTCTTGTTCAAAGTGTTGATAATGCAACAACATTAACCTTAGATTTAACACCAACAAGTTCTGGTGCTGCAACTCTGACATTTGAAAGTTTTGATTCTACAACTGATATGAATGTCAGTTCAGTTGCTGGAATTATTGTTGGAGATTTAGTAACAAAAGTTTCTGGTGATGGTGTTTTAGATGCCAACACAACTGTAAGTTCTATTGATGATACTAATTTAGTAGTAAGTATTTCTTCGCCCGCTCTTGCTCCTGGCAATATAGTTGTTTCTTTTGAAAGAGCATTTGGAACTCCCACAACACCATTTTCGTATACTATCGATAATCTTGGTGAAATAGAAAGTATCACTATTTCAGACGGAGGAAATGGATATTCTATTGATGATATTCTAACAGTAGATCCATCAACTTTAACTACAGATATTGAATATGCCGTATATTCAAAACAATTACAAGAACTTGATTTTACTTCAACATACCCAGATGGGACTTGGAGCGTTGGAGATCAGTTAAAGAAGAAAGACGGTCTCCTTACGCAAATTTCATTACTTGATCTTACAAACTACTCCATTAGTCCAACTGTTATTGGACCACTTTCCACAACATTAAGCACGGCTTCCACTCAAATTACTGTTTCAAGCACTACTGGAATTGTTGCTGGAATGTTTGTTACGCAGGAACCTGGAGATGTTGGATTTATTTCTCCAGATACTACAGTTGTAAGTGTCGATAGTGGCACAGTATTAACATTGAGTTCTGCTCCATCTGGAGATGGAGCTGCTAATTTGTCGTTTACAGAAGATCTAACTGCATCGTATACTGCGGTATCTTTTACAAGTAGTGGTTCTGGTATTGGTGGAACTTTAGATATTACTAGAGATGATACTGGTGCTATCACAGGAGCTGCTATTAACGATGCTGGATACAGGCACGCTACTGGAGATGTTCTAACAATTGCTGGTGGTGACATTGGAGGATCTACTCCAGCAAATAATATTACAATCAATGTTGATGCTGTAAGTGCCGAAAGTGCTACTGTTATCTGGGCAATCAATTCTTCTGGTGGAAACATCACAAGTATTCTTGTTGAATCTAGAGCATTTGTTGCTGGAGAAGAACTATTTGATGAACCATTACCAGGATCCCCGACAACATACACGATCAATACCGCAGGAACTGATGTTGAAAGATTGTTCATCGATACTGATGGAACAGGAGAAGTTATTCATCCAAATTTAAATCTTTATGTAGGTAACAATTATAATTTTAACCTCTCAGATTCTTCAATGAGTGGTAAAACCTTTGGGTTCTCTGAATTTAGAGATGGTGTACATTCACCAAGTTTGATCTCGTCTATTTCTACTACATTATCATCATCGACCGCACAAATTAATGTTGCAGATACCACAGGCATTCTCGCTGGTATGTCAATAAACATTGAAAGTGGAACTGGTGTACTAGAAAGTGGAACTGTTGTTCAAAGTGTAGATAACGCCACTACTTTGACATTGAGTTCTACACCAGTAACTGCTGGTCCTGTAATTTTGACTTTTGTTGGCATTGAATACAGTGAGGGCATCTCAAGACTTTCTAGTTCTCTGAGATTTGAAGTATCGGATCAAACACCAGCAACACTCTACTACTATGTTTCCGAAGTAGAAAATATTGCGGGTGTTGATAATCAAGAAGCTACAGTTACGATTGATCCAAATAATCCAAAAACTTTTGGTTCTGGTTTTCAAGCACAAGTAATTGATTTAGATTCTACAGATGTTATCACTTTAGATATTGAAACTGGTGGTATTACTTCTCTAGCATTATCAACTGGTTCTATTGATTGCACAACTGTCAATTCCACTTCAAGCGTAACGACAGCATTAGTAGATGCAACTTCTATCAACACAAGATCCATTAATGCTCCATCTGGAGTAACTTCAATTGATTATACCGCAGATAATAATACTTTTAGTGGATCTATCTCTGTTGGTAATGGAATTTTATTCAATGCTTCATCAGCACAAATTCTAACTTCTGGTGAGTTAAAGACTACTGGATCTTTAATTGTTGACGACATAACAACTATCGATGCTAATGTAATTTCGACTTCATCTGCAAATGATTTAGTTCTCCAACCAGATACAAATAGAGTAGTAAAAGTTAATGCGACAACTGCTCTCAATATTCCAGTGGGAGACACAAATGCGAGACCATCTATTGGTATTGTTTCTGATGGATCGATTAGATTCAACACAGATACAAACCAGTACGAAGGATATAGTTCAACTGCTGGTGCATGGTCTTCTCTTGGTGGAGTTAGAGACTTAGATGGCAATACATACATTTTAGCGGAAGAATCTATTGGATCAAATGATAATACATTGTGGTTTATTAATGACAATATCAATACCGTAAAATTTACCCCAACTCATTTGGAGTTTGTAAATCAAAAATCTATCAGATCTTCAAACATTAATGCCCCAGCGTATACAAATTGGGTTGCTAATGCTCCCGTATCTCTTGGAGACTATCTAAAGTATAAGAACAATTTGTATGAAGTAACATTAGCTGGTGTTACTGGAACGTCTGGAAGTGAACCAACTCATACAACTGGCACTCTATCTAATGGATCTGCAGAATTGACTTTCTGGGGTCTTGCTGTGGGACCACTAACATTCGAGGATATTGAAGAATTTAGAATTGGACCACTTGGTGGATTGGATTTAGTAATCAATTCCGAACTAAGACTTTCCCAAAATACAATCTCTACAGATGTCAGTGATTTGATTTTGAGACCAAACTCTGGCAAGAAAGTTGTTATTGATACAACATCAACTCTTGCTATTCCTGCAGGATCTGAGTTAGATCGTGGTTCTGCTATTCAGGGTTCTATTCGTTTCAATACAACTGCTTCTCAATTTGAGGGTTATGACGGAACAAACTGGGGTTCTCTTGGCGGAGTTAAAGACGTTGATCAGAACACATATATTATTCCAGAAACTTCTCCTGGTGCAAATGAAAATGTTTTATACTTCTACAATGATAACAATAACACGTTACAGTTAACTACTCTTGCTCTAGATTTTTATAGTGTAGATACTATTAGGTCTCAGATTTCTGCAGAGTTTGAGATTACTGCTTCGTTGATGACATTCAATAATGCAGAAACAACACTTGATAATACTGCTGTTGACAAAACTTTCTTACACACATCCAAGCAATATTTTGACCTTGGTCTTTCTGCTGGTGTTACCGTTGATCCTGTTCTCAGATTGGATGATCAGGGAGATGTATATTTCAATACAGGATTTGGAACAGGAGTATTTACTGGGGTCAAAGTATTTGATGGAGACTTAAAAGAGTTTGAACTTGCCGATGTTAAAATTCTGACAGAGAAAATTTCTCTGGTTAAAGGAACTACTAATACTGGAAACTCTATTATTTACGAGACAGCAACAAACCTTGGATCCAAAACAATTGTTGTTGCTGAAAATCCAACCAGTGGTGATAAAGAGTTTATTGAATTTGGTATTATAGATAATGGAACTGATGTATTCCACACAGAATATGGAAATTCCAGAACAGGAGTTCAATTAATTATTCCAACATTTGAAGTTACTCCACAAAATGAAGTGAGACTTAACATCGAACTAGGTGCGAATGTTAACCCAACAGAGACTGTAAACATTACTTTCGTGTCAAACGTTACTAAGAAATAAAAATGGCAACTACAAAAGAAAAGTTTGATTCCACAGGTGGATTTTCCATCGATAAAACAGTCATTGTTGATGAACTTAGAAATGCAAAAGATCTGAATACTCTTGAAATCAAGAACTCATTTTACTCAGACAGCAAAACTTCTAGTTATATCTTACGAGGTTTAAACACTGCGGTTCTTCAACTTGACGACATTGGAACACAGATCCCAATCGATTCCAACACATTGAATTTTATTACAGGTCGTATCATTGCTGTCAATCCAACTGGTGTTGTTTATTCGACCAAAATCGAAAGCACTCTATTTTGTGATGCTGCTGGAGCAACTTCAGTTTTATCCAGCATGACTACTATTATTAAAGATGATATCCCCGTTGGACAGACATGGGATATTCAACCATTAGGATCTACAAATCTTTTTAGTTACACAACTACTAGAGCTGGAACTACTAACAATATTAAGTGGATTGCTTCTACCGAAGTGATTAGCATCGCGTGGCAGTGATGCTAAATATAAAAGAGGATAAACGGGCAGGGAGCTAGTAGGCACCATGAGTTTTAACATTAATTCCGATAAAGAAAAAATCAGAGGTTCTAGACCGCAGATTATCGGTGATAATGAAGTTACTATCAGAAGTGGCATTTCCGCTGATGAGAAAGAAGTTCTTCGAGTTCAGTTAGACGCTGACACTCAACTCCCTCGTGTTGGTATTAACCGAACTGGGCAGCGAGTTAACAATATTGAAATTGATGCGGGTGGTTCTGGTTACACTGTTGTTCCAACTGTAACTATTGATCCACCAACATCTGCTGGTGGAGTGCAAGCTCTAGCATCTGCTTTTATCTTTAATGGCAGAGTTATTAACATCGCCATCAATAATCCTGGTAGTGGTTACACTTCAACTCCAAATGTAACTATCACTGGTGGAAACGGAAATGGTGCTATTGCCACAGCTTTCCTAGATACTGTTGACTACGAACTTGATATCAACGGTGCTATTAGAACTTCTACGTCTATCATTTCCGATACTGCTAGAATTCTAAACCTGGATATCGATAACTTTGTTACTCCAGACGCAAACTTTAGAGCTCCCAATTTAAAAACCTTCATCAATAACACAGGAACTCCATGGTCTGCTAATGTTATTATTCAGAAAGATACCTATAGATATTTTGGTTCTAACGTATATCAAGCATTAAACACGGGACAAACTGGAGATCTAGCTCCAGAACATACCGATGGTGTTGTTGCTAACGGAGAAGTTAATTTCAAACATATTGGTTTCCGTGTAGTTGACCAAAATGCATTTGCTTATAATCAAACTGGCGATGCTGGTATCTTCCCTCGCTCTATCACACCGCTATTAGGTGATAGATCCGACAAGATTGCTACTACTGAGTACGTCCTCAACCTCGCAACGAATGATGTTGGTGGTCGTATCTATGTTTCACAGCAGATTGGTAGTGACCTAAATGACGGTCGTTCTGCTGTAAACCCTGTTCGTACAATTAAGAAGGCAGCTCAGTTAGCGTGGGCAACTCCTGGTGTTAAAGAAACTATTATCGTTTCTGGTGGTGACTATGTAGAAGATAACCCAATTTCACTACCACCAGATTGTTCTATTGTTGGTGATAACCTTCGTTTGGTAATCATCAGACCCGCTAACCCTGGCAAACATATCGTCAAGTTTGGTGACAAGAACTATGTTATTGGCGTAACATACAGAGACTTTGTTGATTCTAATGGAGATCCCGTTCATACTTGGGACTTTGCTATGGTCTTTGACGATAAGCAAAGAATTATTGTTGATAATGAAGTAAATGGTGACTTTGGTGTAAGTTTCCCAATTGGTCATCAAGTATTTGGACCACAACAATATAGGATTGGTTTCCAAAACAACACTGGTCTTTCTTCTCTTGTATCTGGATTAGAAATTGTAGGTCAGAACCAAGGTGGTAGATTAGATATTACTGGAGTTGATTTTACCACAACCCAAGGAGCTAGTGCATATGTAAGTGGTACTATTGATGTTACTCTCACAAGTGGTTCTGTAATCGAGGGCGAAGTTTTCGATTACATTACTTCTGGTAATCAAGGATCCGCTATTACAAGTCCTGTAGCAACTGCGCTTTCTGGATCTAATTTCCTTAGGTTTACATCAGATCCAACAGCAGTATTTACTGATGGCAAATATGTATATCTTTCAGTAACTCCATCAACGGGAAGTGCTTTTAACGGTTTCTATCAAGTTGTAGATACCGATGAAACAAATGCTCCGACATATTGGGACGTTCAGTTTGTTCCTGTATTGGGAGCACAAGCATGGAATTCAGAACAATCCGCTACTGTCTCAGCGAATGATGCTACGGTAAATATTGAATCGTTTGATTCCGTTTCTCTGGAATCAATTCGAGCAGAAGGTGAAGTTGTATCAATTGATGATAATGTCACTGCAACAACTCCAATTGTAAGACTTGACTTCTCTCTACAGGGAGATCCAAGTATTGCAACTGGTGGTTTCCAATCTGAACAGTTTGGTAATGCAGAAGACCTTGGTGGTATTGTATTCTACACCAGCGAACTGGTTGGTAGAACTAATACACACGAGTTTAAAGAAGGTCAGGAAATTGAAATTAGTGGTCTTCCAACTTCAAGTCCAGATTTATCATTCTTGAATGGTAAACAGAGAATTTACAAAGTTTTAGAAGATGCTGATGGTCGTGCTAGAAGATTTGTTATTCCAAAGAAAGTTCCATCAATTACAGATGCAGATTTCGATCCAGGTCAATTCGCTGTAGCGAAATCTTACTCCAAAGTAATTACATTATCTCTATTAAACTCTCCAAACAGTTTTTCTATCTCAACTCCAGTAGAGAGGAGATATCAAGATGCTTGCACATTTATCCGCAACAACAGAGATTTTATTGCGGATGAAGTTGTAGGTAGAATTAATGATGAATTCAAGAAAGAATATTTTGCTGTCTATAATATTAGTGGCAATTCTTTTGATATTTTCCTAGGAACTTCTAGATTTGAGCACACATATGATTCCAACAATCCAACTGGAACGGTAACATTCAACGGTAGTACACAAAATATTACTAACTTTATATATGATACTGCTGTAACTGGTGTTGCTACTGTAACTCTTGCTAATCCTTTAGCTGGTCTTGTTGAGGATAGTATCGTAAGACTTGCTGATTTGGAAGTAACTTGTGATAACGGAACAAAGGTATATCCAAGTTTTAATATTCCAGTAAGCGATGAGCAATGTAAGCAAGACGTTGTTCACTTCCTCAATGCTCTTATAAGAGACCTTGAATTTGGTTCGAACCATAATATCATTGAAGCGGCAGAGAAATATATTGTTGGCGCTAAAATCGCCTATGTAGAAAACGAAATTATTCAAACTGTTCGTGCTATTGAGTATGCCAGAGAACTAGCAATCTATGCTATGTGTAACTGGAGAACTGGAAAAAGAACTGCTGGTGAACCTGTTTATGCTCCAGAATACTCTTCACTGACAAGATACTTTGATGACACGGTAATTACCTCCACAGCACTTCTAAATGCTGATGGATCTAATAACAACAGTGGATATGCATGTGATGATGTAAGATCTGCTATCGATACCCTATCGTATCTTTGGGTAGATGTTATTGCAAACAATGCAACTGGCACATATCTTGATGCGGCATATTTAATTGCAAGGAACAGGGATCTAATTGCTGATCAAGCACTGATTGATACAGAAATTCAATTCCCATCACTAGGTCTCTCTGATGTCAATCAAAGAAAATGTCGTAGAGACATTAACTTTATTCTTTCTGGACTTATTAGAGACCTTGTTCTTGGTGGCAACAGTGGAATTGTAACAAACGCAGAAACGTATTTCACTGGTACTGCTTTAACAGGAATTCCTGAAGCACAAAGAGATGAAACAATCTACGCTTTCCAAAGGACTACAGAATATGCAAAGAATGCAATTCGTAACTGGACTGATGGAACTGCTGATGCAGTAACTCCAACAAATGCAACTTACGATTCTACAAGTGGAGTTGTAACTGTAACATTCCCAGATCCTGCAACTGCTCCTACCACGAGCGACAGGTTAGCTTTCACTGAAGAAGCATTGACATTTAACTGTGCCTCAAATGGTGGCGGAGATTTGGCAAGTCCTGGTAGATTTGATTCTAACTTTGGAAAAAGTTATGCCATCACAAATGTTTCTTCTGCTGGCGGAAACACGACTGTCACAGTTACCGTTCCAAATGCAGGTTCAGCTGCTGGTGTAGCGCATACATTTGTTAGCGCAAAAACAGACGGAACTATACTCATTTATGATCCAGTAACAACGTCTTCACCAATTCCACAATTTGAAGATTGGAATATTCTTCTTTATGGAAGCAATCCACTTTGTGCAAACGTTGCTTCCACCATCGACACTTCAATGGGATTGTTGGAAGATATTCTTGATGGAACTATTCTTCCTGGTGCAACAACGATCACAACAGGAACTTTATATGATACTTCATTAATCATCTCATATCCAGATTCATACATCTATGATGAAAACAACATCAGGATGGCAATTCGTGGTGACTATGATGATTACCCAATCATTGAAGCATCTCCATATACTCAAAACTCCTCTGTTATCTCCTTCCTAGGCGGTGGAGGTGCTCTAGTTGATGGTTCTAAGGTCAAGCAACCTAACTGTCCTTTCCCTGGTCTAGAACTAGACGGCACAGCAACTTTCCCCAACCAGGGCAAGTCGATGGTTGCATCCGCATTCACCATTGTCTCCTTTGGTGGTACGGGATACAAGGTTATCGAAGATGGATACACTCAGTTGGTTTCGGTCTTCGTTATCTTCTGTGCTGATGGTGTCCTAGCAGAAAGTGGTGGTTATTGTTCGATTACTAACTCCGCTACCAACTTCGGTCAGTTTGCTCTCAGAGGCATTGGATACAGAAGAGATCCATATGAGTTTGACATTGGAACTATTACAAATGTTTCGTCAACTCCAACTGGAAGAACTATTCTCACAGTCAATGGACTTGGCAGAGAACCCCTAGAGCACTATGTTGTTAAGATTGATGGAACAACAAACACTACTGCTGCTGATGGAACAGAATACTTCATTGATGCAGTTGGTTCTGTAACTGTTGGACCTCCTTTCTCAGCTCAATTGACAATCGATGATGGCACTGGTGGTGCCATGGACCTTACATCAGTTGCAACTGGCAACCCAATTTCAGTTGGAAGTCTTGTAGGATCAACTATCAATCTACACAGACCTTCTATTGTTAACTCTTCGTCCCATACTTGGGAATTTGCAGGTTCTGGTACAAATTATCTTGCACTACCAGAAAACGGTGGTACTAAGATTGAGGCAAATGAGCAAGTCTCTGAAGACTATGGTCGTGTGTATGTCTCAGGTACTGACGAACTAGGTGACTTCAAAGTTGGTACATTTGCTAGAATTGAAAACAGAACTGGTGCTATTACCTTTACTGGAACGGTTACCATCTCGGAAGTTGAATTCCTGAAACTGAAGGGTGGCGATGTTGTTGTTACTGGTTTCGACGCATCCAACACACTAGGTGGTGCTAACTCCACTGATTCTAAACTACCTACTCAGAAGGCAGTTAAGGATTATATCACCAACAACCTTGGACCTTACATCAACAAACCATACTCCACGAACGCTGTTCCTAGAGCACTGGTTGAACTTACTGACAGTGGTAAGATTTCTATTGACCAAATTCCAGCATTAAGACCATTTAGTGTCTATACTGTTGCTAATCAGACAGAAAGACTTTCCTTAGAAGGAGCACTTGCTGGCGATATTGCAATTCAACAAGATACTTCTACCTCGTTCATCCTAAACAACGATCTAGATAGTCTCTTCCTTGGATTTGCTGTTGATCCAACACTACAATTTACCATTGGAGACATCTTTACTGGTAGTGTAAGTGGCGGTAGAATTCAAGCAACCGAATACAGAGAAGGTGTAGTTTATCAGATCAATATTACAGATGGGGGTTCTGGATATACTCAACCACCAACTATTACAATCTCTGGTGGTAATCCTGGTCTTGGTGCGGTTCAAGCCGCCGCAACATGTACTATTGCCAATGGCGAAGTTGTTACTGTAACTATCGTCACCTTTAATAATTATAAGGGTGGTCTTGGATATACAACAACACCAACTGTAACTTTCTCCGCACCAGCTGGCGGTGGAACACAAGCGACTGGTGTTGCTCTACTAGAAAGTAGATTGTATGGAGATATCGTAAATAGAATTTCCCTCACAGAAAATGATAATATTGATAGTAGCGATGTACCAGCTGTAACTGTTGCTGTTAACAGAGTTCAAAATACTTCTGCTTCCGATAGCAATAACTGGGTATCTTTATCATCTAATCAGATTGCCGCAACTGACATTACTTCTGGTGTTATTGAAACGGATCGTCTTGCTACTGGTGGTGCTGCAAGTTCGTTTACTTTCTTAAGAGGAGATCAAAACTGGGCGCTTGCTGTTCAATCTATCAAGGGTGCTGAAAACAGATACTTCGATAAGTTATACAGTCAAGCAAATAGTGGTTCCAGTCAGTTAATTTTTGCGACTAACTCAGATGTTCTTATTGGACACGAGGTTTTAAACAATGTTGCTGGTATTCAAGCAAATACAAATATTACTGGTGTTATTACTGCTGCTGGACTAACAACGATTTCATTAAACAACCCAATTACTCAAACAATTGCTGCTGGCACAATTGTCGAATTTGAGCGTGGTGCTTCACCGATGGTGTTTGAATCTTCATACACCCAAGGTGGATTTATTGATGACATCATTATCTCAAACGGTGGTGTTGGTTTTACAAACGGTCAATACTTTGATGTTGAACTTCAAGGAGGAACTGGAACAGGTCTGAGAGCGAACATCGTTGTTTCAAACAACACAATTACAGAAATTTCCGTAACAGATGGTGGTTCTGGATACAACTCAGACTTCTCAATTACAGTAGAACCTCTAGAACTGGGAACTGGTTCTGGTATGGTTTTAGAAGCAAAACTGTCTACTGTTAACAGACAATATGCTAACGTATCTCTTGACGTTCAGAGAGTTACCAATCTAACAATTTCTTCCGATCTCTATGGAACAATTGGTGTTTCTAGATTTAAGAAATCGCAGTTCAATATTGGAACTGCTGGTAATGGATCTATTGAACTCAAGACTGGTCCAGATAGTGGTCTTGATGCTGACCTTTTGGACGGCGCTCAAGGTTCATTCTATCTAAATTCCAGCAATCAAAGTTCAGGAACGCTGCCAACTGATCGCCTAGCAGGTACATACAACATTGCAATTTCTGGTCAGTCCGCAAATACACTAAGACTATTAACAGGTGAGAATAACCCAACTTCAAACCCATCGCCAAACTCTTTCCAAGCAGGTATTGTTTCCAACACTGTAAACAATAATTCAAATGGATTGGATACAGCATATCCATCTGTTGGCGCTGGCGGCGGAACCAAACATTTAGTTGTTACTTTCAGGAATGGTGCTTCTGGTCTAGACGCATCCGCAGGTGGCGTTAGACAACTTGCTTTCGCCAATGATGATAGCATGTATATCCGTGGTTCTGGATCTGGAGTTACATCATTTGGATCTTGGGCAAGAGTTTGGAGCTCACTTAACGATGGTATTGATTCTGGTCTTGACGCGGATAGACTGGATAATAAGCAAGGATCTTGGTATCAGAATGCACTGAATATTAACTACGGAACGTTATCTGATAATAGACTTCCAGACTTCATTAGTGCTCATGCTGTAAGAGATAGTCTACAAATTAAAGCTTTTAACGGAGATCCAAAATATCAAATTTATATTTCTGGAAGACTTTTAACAACATCACCATTTGTTCCTGGTAATTCAGTAAACCTTTATAATGCTAACTCCCAGGCAACGGGTCAAATTGCAATTGACAATATTATCACGAACAATGACACCGTTGATAACTTCAATGATTATACCATCATTGAAGGTAGACTAACTACTGGTAACTTTATTGGTGCTCTAACAATTGGTACTGCTTCCAATAGAGAGGAGTTCCAAGACTTCACAATCATGGACAGCAACACTATTACAGTTGCTGAATTGGAAAGTGATAGTGGAACTGCAAACCTCAGATTGGGAAGAGCAGATGGAGTTCAATCTTCTCCTGGTATATACTTCAACTCTTCTCAGTTAGCAGCAAACTACAACGCAGCAATTATTGCTTCTGGTGGTAATGCTACTGATGGTTCTGGAACGCTGAACGCGCAGGTTGCAAATGCTAACGGATTTAGCATCAATGGCAACACAATTTGGAACGCTGGAAATATCACATTCCAGTCGGCAAATGTTGTTTCAACTGGTGTTATCCGCGATGCTTCTGGCAATTTCTCTGCAGGAACAATTACAGCAAACCTAACAGGAACAGCATCCAATAACGTATTGAGAGCTGGTGATACGATGACTGGCACATTGACAATCACTGGTGCTGCATCAAACTTCAGTGTTCAGGGCACATCAACACTAACTGGTGTTGTTACCATGGTCGATGACCTGAATGTTGATAGTGGCGTTCTGTTTGTTGATGCTTCTTCCAATGAGGTTGGTATTAATGCTGGCGTCTCACCCGCATATACTTTAGACGTTCGTGGAGATTCTGGTCTCGGTATCTATTCATTAACAAATGCTGTTGGTGCTAAGATTACATTCAGTGATCAAATAGGCACCTACGGACAAAAAGGATTCCTCAGTTTCTATCACGCTGATGCGACAATTGCAAATGCTTCAAGAGCATCATACTTCATCTTTGATAGCACAGAATCTAACATGGGTGTCAAGTTTGGATCCACAGCGTCTCCTGCTGAAGTTTATATTACTGATAGACTAGGCATTCAAACTGATGATCCAGCATATCCACTAGATGTTGCTGGAGATGGTAGAGTTCGCGGTACTCTCCGCGTTGATAATGCTGCCGACAACTCTGGAGCTCCAATTCAATTCTTAGGTTCTTCTTCCTACAGAAACTTCCAAGTTGGCAATCAGATTGTTGATAACAATCTATTCACTATTCAGGCATCTACTGCGGGTGGTGGAACTACATGGAATTCGACACCAGCTTTCTCCATTGATGGTTCTACAAATAGAGTTTCTATCAACACATTCCAAACTTCGGGAACTGATCCAGAAACTAACGTCAACAGAAATTATCAACTTAATATTGAAGGTGATGTAAACTTTAATGGAACTCTATATCAAAACAATTCTGAGTTTGTTACTTCTAGATGGACAGAATCTCCAAATGGCACAGATATCTATAGAGCATCTAGAGTTGGTATTGGATTTAGTTCAAATAGAGATCCTCTGTATGGTCTTGATGTTGAAGGAACTGCAAATCTAACTGAGGAGTTATATGCAAATGGCGACAAACAGTGGTTGGATACATACGGCATCTTCAAATGTAATAGAAATACTATTTCCGAAGACGTTGATGTTCCAGCAAATGTTAATGCTATGTCAGCTGGTCCAATCACGATAAATAATAACATCACGATTACTATTGAAAATGGAGCGTCCTGGAGCATTGTATAAATGAGTATCTTAAATGTTCACGATATTAAAGGCATTGCTGCCTACAACAACACCGTAAGAATTCCAGACGGTCACAATTTCGAGGTATATGGAGAACTAGTTGCAAATGGAACTTTACATGTTCCCACTTGGACTACTAACACAAGACCATCAAATCCTGTAGTTGGATCTATTGGTTTTAATACTGATGAATCACAAGCAGAAGTATATACTGGAACTGAAAATGGTTGGGTTGGGATTGGAGAAACTAAAAATGATGGATTATCTCAGGACAAAGCAGTAGATAGATCTACTGAAATTCTTGAAGCAAATCCATCCGCTCCAACAGGTTGGTATTGGATGAAAATCAACAACCAACCAAAACAAGTTTGGGTTGATAATACATATGATGGTGGTGGATGGGTTATGGTTGGATCACATCCATACGGTGTGAATTTACAATCTTTAAACTATTCACAAGCTGCAGAATCTTATGATTGGTATGCAACTTCCACATGGGGTTCTGGTGATCCAAAAACATACTCTGCTTGGGCAGGTTTACGTGCATGGGATGCCATTGCATCTGCAAATAACCTTGGTAGAAGTGTTGTCTTATATGTTGCTAGTTCTCAGGTTCCTTTGGGCACCATTGGATCACACACAAAAAGAGCTAGGTGGAATTGGACTGGATGGGGAACAAACTTTGATTGGGTAGGAGAATCTGGATTAAATACAGAACTAGGTTCTCCAGACCCTGGCATGTGGACTTACCATATTGCTAACAATTATAATTTCACCACTACTGATAGAGACCAGGACGTATACGGTTCTAACTGCGCCAACTTATACAACAGAGCACCATGGTGGTATGGTGCTTGCTGGTCTGGAAATTTCTGGGGTGGAAATGGATCTGGTTATCAGCCAGCAACTTTCTGGACTGGTTCTGGTGGTGATTGGCACCAATATGGAGGTTTATACGTAAAATGATTAAGAAAGACTGCGACACTCTAAGGATCGTAAAAAACAAAAGAGTGATGGATAGAGACAAGTCATTCAACTATATCTTTGAATGGCGAAATGGAAATTCATTAGTTATAAAAGAAATTATAAAAGTTATGGCAAATGAATACTATCTGCCAGTAGAGCAATACGATATTGCTGATATGATTGAACACAAAAAACTTTGTTGTTTAAATATCGATCAGATTACAATCGAAGAGGTTGAAATTTGAAGACTAAATACTAAGTAACAGTAGTTCTAGTCCCAATCATAATATGTCAACACTAAACGTAGGGAAGTTAAATGCATCTGTTGGGGTTCAACTTCCCGCTTTTACTACATCTCAACTCCCAACTACAGATATTTCTACGGGATTTCTAGCATATGATACTACTACCAAAGAGGTAAAGTATTATGATGGGACTAACTGGAGATCTTTAGACGACACTGGAACAGTATCAGCGTCGGGTGGAACAAAATACAATTTTGGAAATTACACAATCCATAAATTTAAGTCTTCTACATCATTTGTCGTCAGAAATGTTTCTGAAGGAAAAACCATGGAAGTTCTCCTGGTTGGTGGCGGCGGTGGTGGCGGCGCTGCTGATGGAAACTGCAGTAATGGTGGTGGTGGTGCTGGTGGAGTTATCTACCTACCTTCGGTTGAAATGACAGAAGGAACCTACCCAGTGGTTATCGGTTCTGGAGGAAGCGGTTATCAAAATACTGACAGGCAAGGAGACACTGGTGGAAATACTACATTCTACGGATACACCGCTTTAGGGGGCGGTGGTGGCGGCGCTGGTGGTGCCGTTGATGGCGGTAGAGGACTTAATGGAGGATCTGGTGGCGGCGGTGGTCACCCATACTCTGGTCCTAGATCAACTGGTCTACAACCATCATCAGCAAGTGGTGGATTTGGAAGTGGCGGCGGTGCAGGAAATAATTCATCCCCCCAATGGGGCGGTGGCGGTGGTGGCGGCGCTGGTGAGCAAGGTGTTGATGGAACTGCTAACGTTGGTGGCAAGGGTGGAGATGGTCTTGTGTATGATATTGATGGTGTTCCACAATATTATGGTGGCGGTGGTGCGGGAGCACTTTGTAGAAATGATGGTCTTATTATTGGCGGAAAAGGTGGTGGAGGAAATAGTGGTTCTTATAATCTAGTTAACTATTCATCAGGTCAAGGTTTTGATGGTGGTAATGGTTACGGCGGCGGTGGTGGCGGCGCTGGATATAACAACAGTTATAGAGCCAAAGCTGGAGATGGTGGAGATGGCATTGTAATTCTTAGATATACTGCAGACTATGTTCCAGATCCAACTATTGGATCATCCTCGACAAATCCAGCAGTTAATGCATATCAAATTCTCCAAGAAAATCCATCAGCAACTGACGGTCTTTATTGGATTAAACCAGAAGGTTATTCGGGTGGAGCGCAGCAGGTATGGTGCGATATGTCTGGCGGAGGATGGATGCTGATTGCATCTAGTAACGCATCATCATCTACATTTGCTAGTGGTACTGGAAGAAATAATTCATCATATCATCTTGATAGAACTGGAGAACTAGGAAGTCCAAGTCCAAATAACGACTATATCATTGGAAGTATGGTAAATAGTTTGACTTGGCAAAATGCCAGAGTAGTTGGATTTGGTCGTGGTTCTACAAATGGAACATATACTTGGACAAATCTAGGAGAACATATTATTGTAGAATGGTTGGTTTGTGGTGGAGGAAAACAAAGATTGCTAGATGTTCAACCAAGATCTGTTGTTAATATTTCTGGAAACAGTAGTCTATCGGGAAGTGCAGCATATTTTGCAGTTGATGGTGTTCAGAAAGATTATCATGCAGATAACAGTTATAATGCCAACGCAAACCAATCAACAGTTGGTGGCGTAGGAACACAAGGTCAGTATGGTGATCCAAACAGCGGAACTTACTTAGGTCATGGATCTACAGAAGGAAGTTACGAAGGATGGTACAATAGTTCTAATAGCGTCACCGATTGTCAAGGTTATACTACATGGGTAAGATAAAATGAAATATGCATATGTGTCAAAAGATTTGATTGTTGAAAACATTATTGTTTGTGAAGATGCCGATTTTAATAAAATGGCAATGTATTTACAGACACCAAACATGACTGGAATGTGGATAAAGATCACAGAAGGATCTGGTCGTGCTAGAATAGGAGGGTTGTATAACCCAGAAAAAGCAAAATTTTATGATGCTCAACCATTTCCAAGTTGGAAGTTAAATCCAAAAACTTTGGAGTGGTATGCCCCAGTAAATGAACCCGAGGGAAAACATTTTTGGGATGAAGATTTACAGAAGTGGGTAGAGTTAATAGTAAATGATTGTCCAGAATGTATGATTGATTAAGTTATGGATTTTATGATGGAAATCCCAGATGCAATGTCTGGTGATGATTGCGATAGTATTATTTCTTTATTTGAAAAAAGAACAGACCTTCATTATAAAGGTCAAACATCAAATGGCGCTAATAACCGTATCGACACCAGTATCAAAGAAGATACTGAGATACTTATAAATGAAGATCTATTTAATGACACCGAATGGAGTAGTGTATTATCGTCTTTGGTAAAAGCAATAGGAACTTCTGTTGATGAGTACAAAGAAAAATTTTCCGATGGAAATAAAATTGGAATTGATAGTCTTCGTGCTTGGCAGATTGAGCAAAACGCAAACATTCAAAGATTTTATCCAGGACAGGGATTTAAGAAGTGGCATTGTGAGAGTGGATCACGGGAGTTTTCTGCCAGGGTATTAGTATGGATGCTATACTTAAATACCGTGACTGATAAAGGAGGAACCGAATTCTATTTTCAAGATAAAACTTTTAAAGCAGAGAAAGGAAAGATGGTTATTTGGCCACCTTTCTGGACACATTTTCATCGGTCGGAAGTAAGTCCTACACAAACAAAGTATATTATTACAGGATGGTTTGAGTTTTCTTAACATGGCATATCAGTTATTATGGTACAAAACACAGCTTCCCCTAGATGTAGTTGATTGTTTTTTAAAAGAGAAAGAAACTTTTGAGAAAAAATTAGAACAATCTTTAGTTAGTTCTGATGATGACCCAAATGAAAGCATTAGAAGAAGTATGTGTTCTTGGATTACAAATGAACACTGGATATCAGGTTTTTGTTATCACTACATTTTGAAAGCAAATGAACAAAATTTCAATTATGATATCTGTTCGTTTAGAGACAAAGAAATACAATACACATCATATTCTTCTGGAGAGTATTACAACTGGCACGTAGATACTTCCCTTGCCGTAAAATCAGATTACATGAGGAAGCTTTCCTTTAGTTTGCAGTTGTCATCACCAGATGAATATTCTGGAGGAGAACTTCAATTTTTAAGTGACGACAATATTTCTTATTTTGCTCCTAAGTCTCGCGGTTCTTTAATTGTATTTGACAGTAGATTGCGACATAGAGTTAGGAAAGTTAAATCAGGTTGCAGAAAATCTTTAGTAGGATGGGTTGAGGGTCCAGCATGGCGGTGAATAGTAATTGGGGTCTTATGTATGAGAAAAACTTTTTAGATGTATCTAACTTCATAGAAGACCCACCAAAAGAAAAAAAATTTATAAAGTATGTCGATAATAAAATTATCGAATATGGTCAAGGTGATATTGAATATGGATCTGTTTCAAACTGCTCCTCTAGATACAATTACCCCAAATATAAATCACTTTATTACGAATGCAAATCTAAGGTAGAAAAAATAATTGGAGAAAAATTATATCCAACATATTACTATGATAGATTTTATTTTCGTGGCAGTGATTTGAAACCACACATAGATAGACCCTCATGTGAGATAAGTGTATCTTTGAATATTAGCACTAACTTGGAATATGACTGGCCATTATTTTTTAAAGTTGGCGAAGACATTCATGGAATTCCAACAGATTCTGGAGATGCTATAATTTACAAGGGTATGAATATAGAGCATTGGAGACAGACATTAGTTGGATCTAAAAAATCTTATTACCACCAAGTGTTCTTTCATTTTGTTAGAGCAGATGGACATTACTTAGAGTATGCATACGATAGACTATGAATTGCAAATCATATCAAATTTTTCCAATCAATTTATATGAATATGAAATAGAAGATAAATCTATAAATCAAAAAATAATTAAAATTCTTGAAGAGGAAGAGTTTATTAATAATGGCAGTAATGATGTACATCCAACGACAAGGTGCTATCAGACACATCATTACCTTCATAAAAAAATAGAATATCTACCAGTTATATCTTTTATAAAGGACTGTTTAGAAACTCATAGAAAAAATCTAGATTTTGACTGTGATGGTTTTGATATTACCATTTGTTGGGCAAACAAATATCCAAAGTATACGGCAAGTAACCAACAAAACCACACTCATAAAATGAGTTATATCAGTGGTATATACTATCTTACAAATGGATCTCCAACATATTTTTTAGATCCAGTTACTAATAGAACTTATAATAGTTTAGAAGTCAATAGTAAAGAAAACATTCGTCAATCTATATTTGCGGCAGAAGAAGGTAAATTGGTTTTATTCCCAAGCTGGATAGAGCATGGAACAATTCCTCACCAGGATGTTTATGATCGATGGTCTATTGCTTTCAATGCAATGCCCACTGGAAAAATCAATCCAAAATTTAATAAGAGTGGCAATCCTAGTTGTATTCTGGAGGTAAAATGAACGATAGTATTTTTGAGGTAAATAGAAATTTTGAATTGTTAGTTACTGATATTGGTAATTACAAAAACAAATTAATTAGTATAAAAAATTTCCTAAAATATCCAGAAAGTTTTAGAGAGTTTCTTTTGTCCATACCAACACAAGAAACTATCAAAGAAGGAAAATCACCAAGAGGATTTTATCCAGGGGTTCAATTATATTTGACGTATAATTTTGAAATGATGGAAGATTGTTTAAGATTTCTGATGTGGGAACACTATGGATATAAAGTTGACTACTTCAACTTTTCATTTCAGTATATTGATGGGAACAAAAAAGTTTATAAACAATCAAACAATCCACATTGTGATCAAAAATCTATTGCTGGAAATTTGTTTTTAAATTACAAAGATGAAATTGATGGAGAAACTGGAACTGCTTTCTATAGACTTAAAGAAACTGGAGAAGAATGTTTTTTCCCAAATAGTTGTATGTATAGAAAGCATAGGTATGGATTTACGTCTCCTGATCTGAGGTTAGATAATTTTGCTCCACCAAAAGAAGATGATAGATATGAAATGTATCATTTGTCTCCAGTAGAGTTTAATACTCTAAATCTCTACGAAGGTTCCTTATTCCACAATTCTTTTATAGAAGCAAACACTTTCAAAAAACATAAGAGAATGACTTTTTCTTTTACTGGATAAATAGTTTTGCTTAGTATAAGTAGATCGAAGAATGTCCGAACTGAACGTAACACAAATCAACTCTGGCAATATTGATGTTGGTAGGGTTAGCACAACCGTTGGGGTTAGGTTTGTCGGATTTGCTGGCGAAGGCAACTACCCATCAAACCTAGGATCTACTGATGCTGGGTTAATGATTTTTGATTCAGATGAAAATATATTACTCTTGTGGGACGGAAGTGGTTGGCGTAAAGTTCAAAGTACAGCTGCTGTTTTGGATGGAACTAGTGCCGCGAATGCTAACAGTTCTGCTTTGGCAATTTTAGTTGATATCATTGCTAGTGGCGGAACAACAGCAGATGTTCAAGCACTGGAAGGTCCACTTTGGTTAAACCCAGCAAAATTTTCTGGATCAAATAGTGGAGCATCTGCTTTTCAGGTTTGGTGTGATATGACCACTCAAGGAGGTGGATGGACCTTAGGAATTAAATATGATAGAGATCAAGCAACAAGTAGTTTGTTCTCATTAGCTCGTGATGGTGGAAGAACTTATACAAACAATACTGGATTGAGTACATTAAGTCCAAATGGTAGTTTATATGAAACTCTAGATGTTAGAGATTTGATTAATATTAATAGAAACATTGGAAATTATGGCGGTAGATGGATGATGCACTGCTGCACAAATGGAGTATCAAATGTCACAAGAGCAGATTATACTGGTCATAACTTCTCATCTACTGGATATACTGGAGCTAGTGTATCCGCTGGATCTTCGACATCCTTAAATATCTCCCCTGTGTTTACACAGTTCCACAAAAATATGCAGGCAGATCCATCACAGTTATGGAATACAGAAGGTCCTAACATTACCAATAGTGGTCAAGGTAGCGGTAATACATATCAAGATTATCAAGTTACAGCAGATATTGCTACATATGGCGGTGGTGTTTTCTATAAACTAGGAGATGATGCTACTAATCCATCAGAATCTTATATTATGACTAACTCATCTAACGTTGATAGTAACAGTGATAGCTCAGGTAGAGTTTTAAGACAAGATTTTCTTGACGGTAATCATATGTTCTCTTGCCGTTCTAGGGAAGGTAGTGTATACTGTTCTGGAACAAACCAAACAGGAAGCTTGACTGGTCACAACTCTCCTGCAGTTAACTGGGGATGGTATTCTGCGGATGGATCTCAACAATCATATGGTTATTCTTCTGATAGAACAATTGGAACTCACTGCAATAGCAACTTGGGTAATAGATATAGACCAGGAAAAAGAATGAACTATATGTTTATTAGATAAATAATACACACACCATTCACTGTGATAACTATGGATCCCGCACAACTGAAAGCAAATTTTGAAGAGCAAATCGCTACTACCGATAAGCAAATCAAAGAACTAGAAGAAAATCTAGTCAAGGCAAAAGAATACAAGATCAAACTTCAAGGTGGTCTTGAAACTCTCGGACTTCTAGAGCAAGAGCCAGAAGCACCAGCAGAAGAAACACCTGCTGAATAAATACTAAATCCCTTCTTCCTAAATAGGTAAGAAGGGATTTTTTGTGTGTAATGGCATCTCCAAGTT